ACATGAAAGTTGCTGGAGAAGTCTATGGTCGTGGGCCACTTGTAACAGCAATCAACGACATCAAAACACTGAACAAAACACTTGAGTTATTGCTGAAGAACGCGAGCCTTGCGATTGCAGGTGTTTATACCGCAGCAGATGATGGTGTTCTCAATCCGCAGAATATTAAGATACAACCAGGTTCTGTCATCGCAGTTGCCCGTAATGGTGGCCCACAAGGGGCTTCACTTGCACCACTACCAAGAGCAGGTGACTTCAACGTCAGTCAGATCGTTATCAATGATCTACGCATGAATATCAAAAAGATCATGATGGATGACACATTACCACCAGATAACATGAGCGCACGATCAGCTACAGAGATTGCCGAGCGTACCAGAGAACTTGCCACTAATCTGGGTTCAGCGTTTGGTCGATTGATTACTGAGACAATGCTACCGATTGTATCTCGAATCATGTTCGTTCTCGATCAGCAGGGTGTTGTGGACTTCCCAGCCAAGATCAATGGGCAAGAAATAAAGCTGGCAGCAGTAAGTCCACTAGCTCAAGCACAGAAACTGCAAGAGGTGAATGACCTGATGCAGTATGTGCAGATTGCAGGTCAGATGGGCGCACAAGGCCAGGCAACATTGTCCATTCCAAGAATACTAGAGTTTATCGCGCAGCGACTAGGGATCGACCAGAATGTCCTGAACAGTCCAGAAGAAGTGCAGATGATACTGCAACAGATGCAACAGGCTCAAATGCAAGCGCAAATGCAGGAACAAGTCCAACCAACTGAGGAAATTGTATGACGAATGATGACTGGGATTATTTCGATCCACAACCTAATGAAGGCGTAAAGGCAGATGATACTGATATTCTTTATGCCAAAGTATTCAAAAGTGAAGAAGGCCAGAGAGTCTTATCGCATATGAAATCAATCACAATAGAGCTTCCTAGCTGGTATCCAGGCGAGGATGCTTCATATGGTTATGTTCGAGAGGGCATGGCCGATATGGTGAGAATGATACAGAAACGATTAGAAAGGAGTGAAAATGTCTGACGAAAACGCAGCAGTAGAAACAGAAGTAGAGAACGATGCACCGATCATTGATCCAAGTCGCGCATCAGAAGAAACACCAGAAACCCAGGTAGAACAACCGATTGCAGTCCATGAGGAATCAGAACCTGATCCTTTAACGACTACAGACCAAGAGATAGATGATGATCCAATCGAACGGCCTGAATACTACCCAGAAAAGTTCTGGGATGATGATGGCCCTGACGTTGAGAAACTGGCTAAATCTTATGCCGAGCTTGAAAAGAAGTTCAAGTCTGGCAAACACAAAGCACCAGAGGGAGATTATGACACTAGCACGTTTACAGAACTGGGCATCGAAGCAGATGATCCTATGCTCAATTCGTTTTCAGAATGGGCTAAAGACAATGGCATCAGCCAGTCAGCCTTTGAGGGAATGGTTCAGCAATATATGGATTTCTATGGAGCTGAAACTGAACGAATGGAGTATGACCGCAACGCGGAAATACAAAAGCTGGGTGAAAATGCTCAACAAAAAATAGAGATGGCTGATCGTCTTTTGATGAAAGCCCCCCTATCAGACGCAGAGCGAGAAGCGATAGCGAATAATCTGACAACAGCAGATTCAATCAATGCGTTCTTGAAGTATCACCAGTCGATCACCAATGAGGGTATACCTGCTAGACCGCAACCGCAGATGCCAAACATCACCAGGGAAGAACTTGAGAGCCATATCAATGATCCGCGATGGCAAACTGATCCAGCCTGGCGCAGCAGGATTGAAAAACTGTGGATGGAATCGCAAGTATAATTTGCAACCAGGTTAAAAATTAGATAGCATTCGCTTGTTGGCTAACCCTTGTGGCCCGACTATGTGGTGAAACCATAGGTGGCGTGGCCTTTCCATGCAAGCGAATTGCCCTCAACAGGATAACAAATCGCGTTACATCGTTAATCTTTTTACTATAGGAGATGCGTTATGGCGCAAAGTATTACTACAGCGTTTGTTGACCTGTTTGAAAGTGAGGTAAAGCAAGCGTATCAATCAGAGGCACTATTGCGTGGAACAATGCGTTCGCGTACTGGTGTTCAGGGTAACACTGTAAAGTTCCCTAAAATCGGTAAAGGTGTAGCAACTGTTCGTGTCCCACAAACAGACATCACACCTCTAAATGTGACTTATTCACAAGTGACTGCAACAATGTCCGATTTCATCGCGGCAGAGTACAGTGACATTTTCCAGCAATCACACGTTAATTTTGATGAGCGTAGAGAGTTGGTAGAAGTTGTTTCTAAGTCTATCGCAAGACGTTCAGATCAAGTTTGTCTCGATGCTCTTACTGCTGCAACCAGCACAGGTACTGTTGCTAACAGCATTGGTGGATCGAATACAGATATGAACATCGAGAAGCTACGAGAGACTGCACGCATCTTGAATACCAAGAATGTGCCAGCAGAAGGTCGTACACTTGTCATGCACGCAGAGCAGTTGGACTCATTACTTGGCACAACTCAAGTAACAAGTACAGACTTCAACTCTGTTCAAGCATTAGTTCGCGGTGAGATCAACACGTTCTTGGGCTTTGACATCATCGTCATGGGTGATCGTGACGAGGGTGGTTTAGCAAAAGATGGTTCAAATGATCGAACTGTTTTCGCTTATCATCGTGATGCACTCGGCTATGCTGAGTCTATTGCTCAAAAGACCGAAGTGAACTACATCCCAGAAAAAACATCTTTCTTGGTTAGTTCAATGTTCTCAGCAGGTGCTGTTGCAATAGATAGTGATGGTATTGTTAAAATTACTTGTCGTGAATCATAAGGAGTAAATTATGGCTTTTAGTTCAGTTGGTTTTGCGACTATCGGTGCAAGTAAGAAGGGAAATGCTCCAAGCATCTATTCTTACTCTACTACTGATACCATCGCAACAGTAAATACAGAAGGCTACTTCAACGATCTATCAGACACCCTTGCAGCAGGTGATGTGATTTTCGTTCGTAGTTCTACTGGTGGTACACAAGTGCTTACAATCGTTTATGTATTGACAAATGCTAGTGGTGTCGTTGATGTCAACGATGGTACTACTTTGGCAAACACTGACGGAGACTAAGTGTAATATGGGGGCGGCTCAGGTCGCCCCTTTTTACTTGGAGTAAACAATGCCTTTCAAAGATCAATTTTCGGAGAAAACCTTTAGTGCTACTCATGCTAAAGAAGATGCTCAAAGCGATACCTTGTATGTCGATGGATCGACAATCTCTGGTTTTACAGGAACTATACCAGCGACCAGGGCGGTGTATGTCGGTGGTGCAGGAAATTTGAAAGTGACAATGGCTTCTGGAACAACGCTTACACTAGAGGGTGTATTAGCTGGTTCTGTTCTGCCAATACAAGTACAGCAAATTTTCGCAACAGGTACTTCAGCTACAAATATACACGCACTGTTCTAGGAGCGATCATGCAGATCAATCTTGGAACATCTTTATCTGGCTTGAGACAGGCTATTGCTACTAGCAGTGTGCCTGCTGACCATTCAGCAACACACCCAGATTCCTTTACTGGTACTGATGGTGCTATTTCTGGCAAGTTATTTACTTTTACGGATATACCACTGGGTTATCTTGAGTCAATAACAGTTACTTTTACAATTAGTGGTGAAGTAGATGCTGGTTCAGGTCAATATCAATCTCCTAAAATTACTGGTGCTAGGATAACAACACCTACTTTCTACCAGTCCTATGGTCAAAATGTTACAGGCGAGATGAAAAAAGATTCTGGGTCATATGGCATTAGTTTATGGTTTGATAGTTTTACAGGTACACTTGGTTCAAAGTCATTTGTAATAAATAGCACTACGCATTTTGACCCAAGCAATGCAAGTAGCAATAATAGAATTTTTGATAATGGTTCAAACCCAGAAGCAAACAAGACTTACAACAATGCTGACCAAAGACATACTCAAGATTCGAATTACACTGATGATGGATTTCAGTTTCAATTTAATTATAGTGACAGTGATGAAGATAGTTTGTCACCAACCATATCTAATGTAACGATTGACGTTGTTTATAAAGAAGCACCATACGAGAACTAAATATGTATTTCAAAGAGCGACTGCAAGATGGCACTGATGCCATGAAAAAATGGGAAGGAAAGTTTAGAGTCAAGCTAATGGACAGGACAGGTATCCTGTCAAACGATAGAGACATCATAACACCTATTCCTGAAGTAGCTGAAGTTGGTACATTTAGTGAAGTAGCTGACCAACGTGCAAAAGATATTATAGCCTTGGGTAAACCAATTAGAGTCATGTACTCAGGTGGTCTTGATAGCACTACAGCTTTGATAGCCTTAATTAAGAATGGTGCTACTGACGTAGAAGTCTTAATGACTGAAGCATCAAAGCAAGAGTATCCACAGTTTTTTGAACAGCATATAGATGGCAAACTAAACTACAGAATCTTTGACAAAGAAGTAGAAGCTGGTCACTACGCTGAGTTTGTGCAAGAAAATGATAATGACTTCGTTCTGGTTACAGGTGAGATTGGTGACCAACTGTTTGGTTCAGCAAGAACACTAGAGAATATAGAGATAGCCAGCAAAACGATAGATTGGTCTGGTGAGTATGATGGACTACAAAAGCTATGTGAAGCGTGTCCTATGCCAGTCGAAACTTATGCAGATTTATTTTGGTGGGCAAACTTTACACTCAAGTATCAGTGGGTACAACTACGCATATTTAGAAACTTAGATATAGACTTCAATCGTATATATCATTTCTTCGATAGCACTGAGTTTCAGCAGTGGTCGTTACAGACACCTATGTCAGTTAAGATGCCAGAGTTCAATGGACTGAAATACAAGCAACCAATCAGAGACTACATACTAGATTTTACTGGTGACGCTGAGTATGCAACCAAGAAGAAAAAGCTACCTTCGTTGAGAGGTATGTATTACCAAGGTAACAAAGAGTGTATATCCATAGATACAGAATTTAACAAGGAATACCTAACTCAAGTTGTTACTGAGAGGATAGATGGTAGGAACGCAGAAGGTAAAAAAACATTTAGAATGACAGTTGGCTGGCAGTGATTGTTCAGAATACAACTGGCACATACAAGCCAGAGAATGACGTTTATTGTTCAGAGCTTGTTGTTATGAAGGATAACAGGTATGAAGTGCCAGAGATGGCTACTGCATACGGATATGACTTTGGTGCTAAACAGTTTTTTTGTGAGCCAATCAAACCATACATATCAGGCGACATGGTGTTGTTTGTAAAGCATGGTTTTATTGGTCAGACTGTTTCGGGACTTGTAGAGAAGGTTGGTAGGGTTCAGTACATTGATGGTTGCACTGATTCGTTATTAGTCAGTCCACCAAGAAAAGGCGACCCATGCTTGAACTCTTTACATTTTCCCAAAGAAACAGAGCAGACTATGCACACTCACCCTACAGTCCGACTAGGCACTGTCGTAAAAGGTAGAGGATATGCAGAACTGAAAGACCAAGAGATTGAGCTTAACGTAGGTGACGCTTTTATTATAGAGCCTCATGAAGAACACAGGTTTGTTACTACATATGAGGGGATGATTGTAGTAGCATATCATCCAGACTCTGACTTTGGTTGTACTGATGAGGTGCATCCAATGAAAAATAGGACTTACATAAATGGCCGCAGGTGATACAGATTTATCGGTTTGCTCAGATGCCCTGATCTTGATGGGTGCTTCTCCAATATCCTCATTCACTGAGGGTACTGATGCAGCGCAAGCGTGTGACAGATTATATCCTGACTTAAGAGATACTTTGTTATCTACCTATCACTGGACTTGGAACGTAAAGAAAGTACAGTTATCACAGCTATCTACACCACCGCTCAATGAGTTTGAACATGCGTATCAGTTGCCTGGTGATATGCTCAGTGGCGTACTAGCCTTGTTCGACAGTAGTGAGAATCATGAGTATCCAATCAGATATGGCTGGGAGATATATGGCGATCAGTTATTCACTGATTTAGATGAGGTCTATATTGATTATCAGTCAAGCATCAACGAATCCAAGATGCCGCCATACTTCATCAATCTACTTAAATATGCGATGGCAGCAGAACTCTCTGTCGTTATTACAGATCAGATAGCCAAAGCAGATTATTATCGAGCAGTGGCTTACGGCACGCCAGGTGAGAATGGTCGTGGCGGCCTGATGCGTCAAGCTATGAACATCGACAGTCGTGGTCGATTGTCACCTGTCATTGAGGATTACTCGCTTATTGATGTGAGGGGCTGATGGCTAAGATTGTCCAGTTCCAGACGAACTTCAAAGTCGGTGAACTTGATCCACTACTCAGATCAAGAACTGACCTAGCGCAATATCAAGACGCGCTCGAAGAAGCAACCAATGTTATTGTTCAGCCACAAGGCGGTATCAGGCGCAGAGATGGCTTGAAGTTTGTGCATGACTTTGGCTCTAGCCAGTCAGTATTCAAGCTGATCCCATTCGAGTTCTCTGTCAACGATAGTTACCTTCTCGTGGTATCAAACGAGAAGGTCTATGTTTTCAAGGATTCGGTACTGCAAGAGAATATTACTACAAATGGTGTCAGTTCTAGTGATGATTTTATTACTGCTACTGGTCTTACCAATAGTGTTATTCCTGAACTTAATTTCACCCAAGCGGTAGATACGCTGATCCTGGTTCATGAGGACTTACAGCCCAAACGATTAGTCAGGAATACTGATACAAGTTGGACTTTTGAGAACCTGCCACTAACACATATACCAAAGTATGATTACACTTCAACACAGTTAGAACCCAATTATACTATTACACCAAGTGCCGTTAGTGGTGATATAGAGATAGACGCAACTGCTTCAACAACTGAAAACAATAAAACACCGCAATCAGGGTCAGGAACAACTGCTGTTTTAGATTCAACCACAGCTTATTCATCAAGTTCTTCTCCAGTCGGAATGGTCTTTAAAATTACTGCTGGCGTAGGCAATAATTATGAAGGCGTTATCACAGCATATGATTCAAGCACAGACACAGTGACATTGAGTGAAAGCTTAGGTGTAACGCTTGATGGTACGACAAGATATAGAATTGATGAGTTTAGACCAATACTAGAAGGTCAATATATAGAGGCCAAGGATGGATTTGGTCGAGCAAGAATTATCACTAGAGTTGATAATGATACTGTCAGGGCATTTATTGAAGTACCATTCTTCAACACCAGCGCGCTTGTAGCAGGTGATTGGACACTTGAGATAGGCTATGAAGATGTTTGGTCGAATGATCGAGGCTGGCCAAAGAGTGCGGCTTTCCATGAGGGTAGATTGTACTTCGGTGGATCGAAGTCCAGACCGAACACGATATGGGGCAGTCGAGTCGTAGACTTCTTCAACTTCGATATTGGCACTGGTTTAGATGATGAGAGCATAGAGGCTACAATCAACACCAACCAACTCAATGTCATCCATAAGATCAATGCTGGCCCAGACTTACAGATATTCACGACAGGCGGTGAGTTCATTGTCAGTCAGTTGGCAGGTGATCCAATCACACCATCAAACTTCTTGGTCAAAAATCAATCAAGGGTTGGCAGTAAGATTGGCGTACCAATACATGACCTGGGCGGTGCTACGTTATTCATACAACGCCAGGGCAAGTCACTCATAGCGTTCCAGTTCAGTGATACTACTTCAAGTTATGGTACAACACCACTATCCGTTCTAAGTTCACACCTGCTGATTACACCAGTCGATTTTGATATACGCAGAGCATCATCTACCGATGAGACAGATCGCCTGTTTCTCGTCAATACAGACGGTACAATGGCAGTGTATTCAATGCTCATCAGCCAAGATATTGTCGCGCCCAGTAAATTCACTACTGATGGGTTATTCCAGAATGTAGCGGTAGAGGTCGATAAGGCATTTGTGATAGTGAAAAGAACAGTGGGTGGTACTGATAATTATATCTTGGAGCGATTCGATGAGACACTAGTGACAGACAGTGCCAAGACAGGCACTAGCGGTTCAAGCGTGACAATGGATCATCTGGAAACCAAGGCAGTCAAGATCATCAGAGATAGCATTATTGAGGCAGATCAAGTCGTTCCAATCAGTCCATTCACAATCACCTTTGATACGGCAGCAACCAGCAGTTTTGAGGTGGGTCTGGATTACACTGTCACAGCCAGAACAATGCCAGCAGAGCCTAGATTGCAATCAGGTACTGTAGTTGGCGTGAAAAAGCGTATAATTCAGGTCGATGCTATTGTCTCAGACACCAAGAATATGTCGATAAATGGTCAGCTTGTATCATTTAGACAATTAGGAACAGGTGTTCTTGGCGATCCAATCCAAGAGTTTACTGGGGTCAAGACAGTGCATGGATTACTGGGATTTGATTCATCGGGCCAGATTACAATTACGCAGACACAGCCCATGAAGATGACAGTATTGGGTATTGAATACAGAATGAGCGTGGGGAACTAATATGTCGATGGGTACAGCAGCACTAGCATTTGCTGGAGTCAGTGCATTTAGCCAATATAGAGCTGGCCAGGCACAGCAAACGATGTATGACGCGCAAGCTAGGCAAGCAGAAATACAGGCTCGATCTGAGGCCATAGCTTATAAGCAGAAGTCAGCAGATATATTATCGAAGCTGAATGAAACATTAGCATCAACTGTGGCTAATGCTGCTGCCAATGGGATAGATGCTTTATCAGGTTCAGCACTTGCCTTGCAGAACTATAGTATTCGTGAGGGCGGTCTTGAGTACCATCAAGCAAGAGATAACGCAGCGGTTGTCAAAGCTATGGGTCAACATCAGGCAACCATATATAGGTCGGCTGGTAAAACAGCATTCCAACAGGGTGTTCTCGGTGCTGCAACTACACTTGGATCAGGTTATCTACAATATAAGGAACTCGCTCCAAGCCCAGCACCAGCAACAGGTGGATCAACTACAGCCGCCCAAAGATTAGCTGGCGTACAATCTGGTGGCTACCTAGCAGGGTTGAAACCTAATGGCTGAGTTACCTAAATATAAGAGAGGCAGTTTCGCTGGTGTAAATATACCGCGTGTTGAATACGCAGACCTGAAAGAGCAGTCTGTTGGTTTTGGCAGGGCTACTGAATTGTTCAATCAGATGGGTGGATTTTTGGCTAAGAAAGCCGAGACACAAGCGATTGAACGTGGCAAACAAAAAGTCGTCGATATTGGCGCAGAGCAGTATCTAAAGAACATAGAAGCTAAGGGTGGAGCAACTAATGTAGAAGAACGACAAGGATTACAACTTGCCAATAAGTTCTTCTCAACGCAGCTACAAGCAAGCGCAATCAATGACATGAATGTGTTTGTAGCAGATGCCAGACAGAAAAAAATACCAGCAAATGATGTCAAGAATCACCTTGAGAGTATTGTCTTATCTTACTCACAAAGTATGCAGGAATATGACATTGACGCTGGTCTTGCTCTACAGCAACAACTCATGCAATCTGGGCTATCAAAACTTAATGAGTTCAGCAGATTCATCAACACTGACCAGATCAATCAATTAAACCAACAAACACAAAATGCAAGTAACGTATTCTTGAATGAAACACTACAAGCAATATCCAGCACTGGTATCTACGATGAGGATGTTCTACGCCAGCAACTCATTGACTCTGGCAACTCAGATGAAGAAGCAGAGGCAATACTTATAAAGAACAGACCACTCTTTGAGCAAGAACAATTCATGGCGGGTTTTGACAGCCAGACCACCTACCAAGAAAAAG